CCACAAGGCCCTCGTCAATGAGGATGGTGTCGGTGCCGTCGCGGCAGCGGAACTCCCGCACACGGAATGCGGGAGAGAGCTGCTTTGCGCCGTCCTTCTTCAGGCTATACTGCTTGATTGCCATATGTATCACGTCCTTTCACGGGGTCAGGCCCCGATTTTCACGTTCTCTTTCAGCTCCTGATCTGCCGCCTTGTCCTTCGCATCCAGTGCGTCGTAGTACGCCTGCGCCAGAGCTTCCACCTCTGCGATGTCGTCCTCCGTTAGCAGGCCGCTGTCCAGATGGGTATACGTCCTGTCCAGCCAGTATGCCACGTCGCGTCCTGCGGCAATTTCCCGCTTGATGGAGCGCAGGGTCAGGTCATGCCGGGCTTTACTTTTGATAGCCATAGTCAGTCCTCCTTTAGGTCGTTGTCATGGACGCGATTGCGTCCTCAAGATTTTTGACGACGATATTCACATCCCTCTGATACTCCAGCTTGACCCCGGCACCGTCACCAGCCTGCACCACAGTGTCAGGGCTGTACGCTGTGAGGGCTTTGTAGGCGGCAATTTCGGCAGGGGTGAGCGGGGTTTCGATGGGATCGTCGAGAATGTAGAATAAAATGCATTCTCCTTCTTCCGGGTTTTTAGCGCCAATGGGAATAAAAACCTGCGCATTGTTTGTGTCTACATAAAAGTGAATGGTATCGCTAGTAAACGAAACGAAATATGGCAATCTATTGCATAGGGCTTTTGCTGTATAATCTTTACCTTTGAGTGGCAACAGAATCGCGAGTCGTTTTGTTGCCGCAAGGTTAGTGGAACCTGTAATTACACAGGTTGACACGTCTACAGCGTTCACCCTCTGTATCTTTACACCCCTTTCCAAGTCTACCTCGTCGCACACCCACTGCTGGCCTGTGCTGTCAGTGTAGCTGCCGCCAGAGGTGACAGGGATGCCGGGTAGGCCGTTGGGAGTGGGGAGCGTGAGAAGCTGTTCACGGTAGGGAGAGTAGGTGGCAGGTTCACTCACTGTTGCAATGACTGGCGTGCCGTAGGGCTTTGTCACTGATGAAAAATTGGCACAGTAATACGCACATTTCGCTGGCGTTTTAACTGTAAACTCAAATTCAAGAATACCGATTACATTCTTTTTTTCATCATAAAAACAACCGCCTTCTACGGATATATTAAAGCGATAGGTTGTATTCGGTAAGCACGGTTGAAGTCCTGTTATCCAATACGAATCAGAATAGTCAATTCCATAATAACCGGTTTCGGCATTGAAGCTCTGGTATTTATTATTTTGGAACAGCGACGGGTTTAGCAGATTCTTCCCCGTCACCTTCACCGCCACACTCCCACTATCCCCAGCGCTCACGATAGGCACAGGTGCATCCGGCGTGGGCGTGCCGCCCTGCGTGCTCTTGCCGTACACGGTCAGGCCGCACAGGGGCGCAGGGAAAGCGTCGTCAACGCTGAGCGGGTTGCCCGTCTCAGTGCCCACAAGGATGTTCTGCCGGGCCTTTACTGCGCTGATCGCGTCACCTGTGGCTTTTGCGTCAGCGGCTTCGCCCTCATGGGTAAGGGTGGTGTCCAGTGCTACGGCAGGGCCTTGAGGACCGGGTTGCAGCCTCAGGTTAAGCACCGGATTTTCAGGCGTGCCGGTAATATCGGCGGAAGGTTTGTCTCCGCTGGACACCGTACCGATCGTCAGAACAGGCGTTGCACCGGTTTTGCCGGTTTGACCATTTAAGACATCGATTGTTTTTGTACCGTCTTTGTCAGTGATGCTGACACGATGGCCATTTTCGATGTCAGCTACAGTTACAACTGGGGATTTCCCGTCGTTGCCGGGCTCGCCTTTGAAGTCTCCGTTTGCAATGCCGTCCTTCAGTTCCTGCAGGCTGCCAGCGGCTTCCTGAGCGCTCTGGCTGGCACTGCCTGCACTGGCGGCGGCTTCACTGGCGGCGGTCTGTGCGGCTTTGGTGGAGGCTTCCACCTGCTTGATGGCCTTGTCCCGGGCTGTGTCCACAGCCTGCGTGGCAGAAGTCTGCTTGTCGCCGATGGCTTTCAGAGCGTCATCTTTGGCAGTGATGGTGTCAGAAAGGGCCTGCCCGGCCTTTTGGGCAGATGCCCCGGCCTGCTGTGCTGCCGTCTGTGCATCGGTCTTGGCCTGCTCTGCGGCGGTGGCATCGGTGTGCACGGCATCCACCAGCTGCTGCCATGCAGGGGTTCCCGGTTCCGGTGTGGTGCCGTCCTCCGTGCCGCTGTTGGCGCTGACACGATACCGCAGGTCTGCGCTGGTGACGGTCATGGTGCCGTCGCTGCCCTCAAAGGTGATGCAGCCATTGCCGGGCTGTGCGGTCACGCTGGCGGGCACGTCCACATAGCCGTCCACCACCAGCGAGGATGCCGGGGCTTTGCCGTCCGGGACGTGCCAAAAGCAGCGGATAGCCAGCCCCTCCCACTCGCCGGTGGCATCGACGTGCAGGCGGTACACGCCCCGGTTCTTGGTGTAGCCGAGGGCCAGCGCAAATGCGTGCCCTGGCAGGCATACGCTGCCGCCGGATGTCAGCGTGATGGGGAACTCGATCATAAAGCAACACCTCCTTGGTGCGTCCTTTTCCGGCCCGGTCAGGCGCTGGTCTTTTTGTTCAGCATCTCGGTCAGCTCTGCGTACTGTTCATCGGTCAGCTTGGCGGCGGCGTAGAAGATATCCAGCTTCTTTTCCATACCGGCGGTCTGGCCGCGCTCGATCATACGTTTGCAGGTTCTATAAAGTGCCATAGTAGTCATTCCTTTCTGTTCATGCGGTGGTTTCATCATCGGTCACGCCCAGCTCCAAAAGAGTTAGGCGGTAGTCCTGGTCAAGGTTCAAAGCGTCTGCGTCGGCCAGAGCGGATTGAGTGGATGCTAACTGCTCTGAAACTTCTGTCAGCGTCATGTACCGGTAGCCCACAAGCGTGCCGTAATAATTGCTGGCCGTTACGGTGCCGTCGCTGGCAAAAGTGACTGTGGCACCGCCTTCGGTCGTATAGTTGCTGCCTTTCACGACACGGGCAACAGCTTCCTTCGTATTGGTGTTGCTGCTGTCTCCAGAGTTCCACTGCTCCTTGATCTCGATATAATCGATGTCATGGTCTTTAGCGGATGTGCCGTCGCCCTCAGTCCAGACGATGCAGGGAGTGGCAGCAGTGCCGTATTTGTATCCCTGAATGCAGGTGCTGCCGATACTGGAATTGAACCGGGTTATTTTGATCTTGCGATTTGCAGCGGTATAAGTGAAATTCGTTTCGTATGTGCCGCCACCGCAGATATTGTATATCGCTTTGCTGTTACTACTTGTAAGGCTTAGATCTTTATCGGAAGAAAACTGGAGCACATACGGAGAATTAAAATTCCTCGGAGTGATGCGGATGAAATCCACACCTTCAGGAATGGTGGCTTCACAGTGCATGGTGTTGTTATGGCCCCATGCGCCTGCAGAGATCTGCGTGACAAAGGCCAGACGTTCGGTCGGCGCGCCAGCTTTTGCGACCTGTGCCTGAATCACGGCCAGCATGGCATCCACGGCTTCTTTGGTGTAGAAGCTGCCGCTGTCCACCTCTGCGATCTTCTGCCGCAGCATCTGGATGAGCGTTGCCGCCGGGATGCCATGCACACCGTCCCGCATCACGCCGCAGACGGTCTCATCTGCGCGCGTGTCGTAGATGTCGGCGGCGGTAACGGCGGTGGAGCCTGCAGGGCGCTTGATCTCGGCAAGGCAGAGGTCGTAGATCAGCTCGGTGCGGGTGATGGCCGGGGCAGCAGGCCCGGCAGAATTCGGGACACCTTCCAGCACCTGCAGGCGGGTCTTTTTGGCGGCGGCATCGTAGCGCAGAACCACACGGTCAATGCGGCTGCGTACAGGGTCCGCTTCGGTGAGCACCACGGTGGTGGGCTGCTCCATGATGATGCTGCGGCCCTTGAACCGTGCCGGGCGCACCCATGCCTGACCGGCGCTCACCTGCACGCTCAGGCCGCCCTGTGCTGTGACAGCAAAATCCTCCTCAGCGCTGTATACGCCGCTCAGGCGGGTGGCGAGGTAACCCGAAGCGTCGTCGGCATCGTAGGTAATGCCGTTTTCGGGGTAAGTAATGATATCAGCCATAAAGTCCTCCTAAGTCTTGTGCCAGCTGGGCGTACCCAGCCGGATGGTGCGGGTAGTGCCGCTGTCCTCGCTCTGGGTGATGATGTCGGCCACGCGCACCATGGCAGTGTAGCCCAGCTGGGGCAGGCTGGCGCTCAATACGTCGCCCACCTGCAGGGTATCATCGTCCACGTCAAACTCGATGCTTCCGGTGCGCAGCTGGGCCAGAAGCTTTTCGCCGCCCCGGTCAGCCAGCTTTGCCAGATAGCTCTGGCTGGTGCTGGTCTCGTTTTTGTCCTCTTCCGGCTTGATGTCCCGGGCATCGATGTACATTTCCCGCCGGTCGGAGCCAGTGGCGTTTACATCGCCCACCCAGACGGTGGCGCGCTCGTTACCTTCGCCAGCGCCCTGCACAAGGGCCACGTTGGCGTAATCGGTATCGGAAAAGCTCCACCCGGAATTCAGCAGATTGCCCCACTGGGGGCTGTATCTGCGGTTCGGGTCGAAGGTAGGCCGGAAGCACTCGAAGAGCAGCTTTTTCTTACTGCCCTTGCCGTCCAGCACGATGCGGAACCCCAGATCACAGGCCTGCCCGATGGTCTTGCAGTAGTCGAACACCGTACCGCCGGAGGTCTGCTTTTCAAAGGTGGTGTCAAAGCCGTACTCGGTGCCCAGCTCAAGGCGGGGCCACGGCTTTGCTGCGCTCACAAGGCTGCGCATGGCGGCTTCTGCGTTCTGGTTCTTGATGCTCACCGCAGACACCCGCTTGGTCAAAAGCCATGTTGCCGGGTAGCCGCTCACGACCAAATTCGCGTCCTCGTTCTGGTTGGTGCGGGAGCAGATGCGCATGGGGATGCGGGGGTTCTCGTCGCTGCGCACCAGCCAGCGGCCCTCCTGCAAAAGCTGCAAGTTCTCGGCGGTGGGGCGCACTTCCAGCGTGAAGCTGCCCTCTGAGTAGTAAGGGCTGTCCCAGTAAAAAGACACCCACACGTCCACCCAGCCCACGCGGGCAAGGGTGTCTGCGTCCAAAACGTCTATTCTCATAGCGGTTCGGGCAGGATGCCCGCCTCCATCGGGTAAAAGCTTACGGATGCCTGCAGGTAGCCGGAGCCGTTCTCGGCCTGCATACTCAGCACGTTATCGCCGGGCTGCAGCTCGGTGAGGGTGCTGTCCTCGTCCAGCTTTGCAAAGATGTTCTCGGTCACGCCTGCCCGGGTCAGGGTGCAGGCCAGCCGGTCAGAGGTGCTGCGGTAGATTTCCAGCGTCTCGTCCGGCTGCAGGGTCAGGTCAAAGCCGATGAAGGCCCCGGTCTGCAGATCCACCACCTTGGGATGCGTCACCGGCATGTCGCACCGCAGGGTGGCCGTGAAGGGCACCGGCAGGCTGCCCTCGTTGCGCAGCACTGCCGCCGTGCCGTCCCGCTTGATGCCGTAGATGTGGCTGTCGTAGCAGACGGGGAACCGGAACGCTTTCTCATACCCGCCCAGCAAGATGCTGACGGCGTTCAGATCGTACCAGTAAGGTTTCTCGCTGTAGAGCATCAGCTCACAGCGCGGGTCCGGCGTGTAGCTGGAAAAGTAAGGCGTTTTCTGCAGCACGAAGCGGGTGAAATAGTGGTCGCCAAAATAGAGGGTGCCTTTGGTGAAGTAGGGCAGCTTTTTGGTAAAAGCTCTTGCACGGGTCAACGCATCCCTGCCCCAGAACACGACCGACAGGGTGCGGGACACGCCGGAGACGCTCTGACCCTCCACGGTGTCGCCCACCTGATTGACACCCTGCGCGGTTTTCAAGTCCACGTCGATGCCGTTGAGCGGGTCGAGAAAGTAAGGTGTATCGTAGTCCCAGCCCAGATGCAGGACGGCACCGGCATCTGTCACGATCTTGAGATGATCTTTAAAGAGCATAGTGTCCTCCTTTCATCGTTTGCGGGCCTTGGCCTTGTCGGCTTCCCAGCGGGCTTCCCGCTGCTGTGCGGCGGCGGTGTCGTGGCCGTTGTAAAAGTTCTGGGTGATGTTAGTGTCGCCCTCGCGGTGGTAGCTGTTGGCAGCGGACACCACCTGTGCGGTGCCGGACGCAGCCACGGTGCTGCCCAGACGCATGTTGTCGGAAAGCACCAGCGCCCCCGCCTGCCGGATCATATCGGCAAGGGCAGAGTTTGTCTTTTCCAGCGCCTTGGTGTTGGCGTTGATGGCATCTTCCAGACTGCCGGTGCCGGTGGTGATATCCACGCTGCCCATGCCGCCGGAGCCGGACGAACCGCCGCCAGAGGAACCGCCGCCGTGGCTTACGTTCTTTTTGGAGCCGCCCATGCTGCCCACGATGGCCGCAATGGCAACGCCCAGCGCGACCGCTGCCGCTGCCACGATCAGGCCCATCGGGATGCCGAAAACGGTCGCGCTCAGCGCGGCGGAGATCGCGGTCAGCAGGCCTTCAAAGGCTGCACCGACCGCGCCGATCAGGGAAGCGACACCCGCAAAAATGGTGGGGAAGCTGGACAGCAGACCGCCCTGCAGGCCCTGACTGATGGCAAGGGCCGCATTCTGAAGCGGTGCTTTCAGCCCGCCGAAGATCTCCATCAGGGTGGAGCCAAGGCCCTGTGCCTGCTGCCAGACCTCAGAGAAGCCGCTGGTCAGGCCGTGCACGATCTGCCCGCCAAGGTCGATAGCTCCCTGCACCAGCTGATCGCGGGCACCGCCCAGCGCTTCGTTGAGCTTAGTCACGATGCCAAGGGCAAAATCATTGACCTGCTTCTTCTGGTCGGCAGTCAGACCGCCGTAGATGGTGCTCGCCACCCACTTGCCGATGCCCAGCCAGTCCTGATTCTTGACGGCGGTGTACAGATCATCGAAGGTGCCAAGCACGCCGGTATCTGCTTCGGTCTGCAGCTCCTTCCACAGGCCGTCAAAGGTTTCAGCGCTGGACTTTTTGATCTGCTCAGCCACCTGCACGGTGCCGTCTGCGGCGATGGTCTTGACCCGCTCGATGGTCACGAGGGCACCGTCCACGATGTCGTCGTAGACCTCGGTGATGACCTGCTTCTGGGTCTCGGTGCCGTCGGTCAGGGTCTCGGTGACGGTCTGGGTGGTGGTCTTGACCCCGTCTGCCAGCGTCTCAAAGGTGGAAGTGACTGTCTTGGCGGTCTCCCGCACCGTCTCCATGGTCTGCTTGACGGTCTTGGTGCCGTCCGCAGCAACCTCTGTGATGGTCTTGACATCCTTCAGCACACCATCCACCATCTGCCGGGAAGTCTCGGTGATGGTCTGTTTCTGCTGCTGTTTGCCGTTGGAAAGGGTCTCGTTGACCGTCTCCACCGTGCGGGTGATGCCGTCTTTCACGGTAGTGGTCGTGTCGGAGATGGACTTGACTACGGACGCGGTGACGGCTTTGGTGCTGGCGCTGGCCTTTTTGCCGGAGGTGCTGACTGCAGATGCGGCTTTGCCTGCGGACTGGGAGATGGTCTCGGCGGAGGCCTTGGCGGCAGCGGCTTCTTCCTGCGCCTGCTTCACACGCTCATCGTGGAGCTTTCCACGCTCCTGTGCGGCCTTATCCAGCTTGGAACGGTTATAGTTGTCCATGTAGCCGTTGTAGGCAGCATTGTAGGCTTCCTGTGCCGCACCGACACCGTTTTTCAGGTTTGCCAGTGCAGCCGCCGCGCCCCTGATTTTGGCGACCAGCTCATTGATCCAGTCCACCACCGTGCCGATGGCGTTCTGTGCGATCTTTT